AAGCAGAACATATTTCAATTCGATTCACTTTCTTTTGCGAAAGGAAATCCATATCAATTTGAGACAATCCAAAATTTATATAAGATAATTTTTGTGTATCAAATATAAAGGGCATACGCGACTTTGTGGGTCCGGAATAATCCCGCACCCAACGTTTTTTTGCTTCTTCGATCTGTGGTCGCGAGGCGTCATGTAATCCGATTGCTCCTGGTGGTATCCCGATATTATCAAACATATTTTTATTCCAATCGACGGCTTGGTTTTCTGTGTCAATTGTTCTCGAAGCTGCCCGAATTGGACTTAAACCCTGATAAAAATCGAGTGGATCAACAAATTTATCCCACATAATCATATTTGCGGAATATTTGGTCTGTGTTAAATCATAATCAAACCCAGATACCGTTGACATACCCGCACCCGGAATAGGCCTAACCAAATGACCATATAATGGATATAACTGTGTCGGCATAACTGGATTATCCTTAAGAGCAAAAAATTTGCCTTGAATCGCTAAAAAAGTTGCCCACATTTCAAAAAATTCGGGACCCGTAAAATCGTCGTTCACCTGTCCATTTACCATTTCTAGTAAATAGTGACTTTTGATTTCTTTTAAATCATCACCAGATCGCTTGTATAATTTCCATGGAATCGACGATACCGCAGACGATATCGCTGCTATACAACTATACACCCATACGACTTTTTCAAATGCGTCTTTAATATAAAGCTCATCATTTTGGAGGGACCATTTGGGGATACCTGTTTCAAAGGTATAGGCGTACATAGATTTTACGCTCTGTTTAAAAAAATTCTTAATGCTATCAAACATTTTGCACCTCCTTGATTAATATATAGTTTTTCTATCGAGCATCAAATGTTCACAGCCATACCTGGCCGCGTCAATCGCGTCATTTTCTTTATCTTCTAGACGCGCGATCATTTCACCATGTGAGTCTACGTCATAATCGATATTTTCAAATTGTGTGCATGCCAGCGGTGTGCGTTTAAAATCGATAACTATTGATTTTAAACTATCTAACCAGCGCTCTCCGGATTCAATAGAGCCCGGGCCTTTTTTAGCACCTCTAATATCAATGCCTCTGTCCTTAAAATACGCGATATCCTTTGGACTCGCGCTATCAGCGGTTATTCTTTCCATAAAACCCATCCTTAATATCCAATCAATAATATTATCATTAGATAATTTCAACCCTTTGTATTCATCTAAAAAATACAGTATTTTATTATTATGGTCATAATGCATACGCAGATACACAAAAAGATTATTAGCATATCCCCAGTCTACGCCAGCAATGATATTATCGAATGTCGAATACTCAGCGTCCGTTATGGTCCGAAACTCCAAATTTTCGAAAGGTACAAGGCCACCGCCAATTGGTTCTCCCATATAGCGCCAGCGCCATTTTAACTCATTTTCAATTCGCAATGCATTAGCCCTATCAATCATTTGTTTAGCCGCGTATTTGTTATCATATACTGTTGAATGGTGTATAAACGTATCGGGTATCGGTATATGTGTTTCATATTTTTTGTTTAACCATGATCCTTTTCTTTTAGGCGGGTTGTACCCCAAAAGAAATAAATATCTATCGCCTATTTCCGATCTTAGAATAGTATCAATTACTACATCTAAATCATCTTCACATCTATAATCCGCGACTTCATCAAACAAACAATCTTTAATTGGAAACTTATCTTTCATTCCCTTTATACGATCATCTGGACCCTCTACACCACGGAATAATATTTTGGTCCCCTTTGGCTTGTAAATGGCTTCTAATGGTGACTTTTTAAGATACCATAGATGCTCAACTCCTAAACGCCTTATCGCCCATGAGATATCCTGATATACTGATCCATGCAGTGTAGTCGCGAATCTACGGATACACGCCCCAGATGTATCAGTTATCATTCTATTATATACCATCCTTAGCGCGTGTTTACTAGATTTTCCCGAATCCCTCCCACCTTTTTCAATGCAATATGTAAATTTATTATCCGCTCGCCAACTATCGATAAAATTTGGTAATAATATTTCACTTAATCGTATATCCATTCACTCACACCCCAATATCATCAATAATATTGACAGGTGCTATATTAAATATTTCGGTTTTATCTAAACGCTTATACTTATCTGGTTTTATATTAGTAAGTATAAAAATTTGTGCGCTATGTGATGGACGCGCCCATTTTTTTATAATCTTATGCCTTTGCAGCATAATGGGTTGTCCATTGACATCAAACTCCCCACTTGGATATAATTCGATATGTTTTTCTTCATATTCATATCCTGTTGCCTCTTTAAATAATGAAATTTCAACATTTTTAAGGATGTATTCGTCGGCCTCATCTAATATATCCTTAAGAGTTTTATTATGTTTTAGGACCATATTAAATTGCCTTAAAGTCAATCCGAGATTCCGGGCTATCTCAGTATTAGTTAGATAATCTTGATGTTTCCAAACATATATTTCCTTAAAACGGGGACGAACATAATTCATCCATAATTCATCATGTGTCATACTTTACCACGTCCATATTTTGACCCTGCGCTCTATTTAATATGATATCAACATAATGGGGCATTAATTCCATGGTATACGATATTCTTTCGGTTTGATGTGCTGCTATTAAAACGCTACCTGACCCACCAAATGGGTCATATAATACCGCTCCTTTTTGGGATCCATCACTTATTAATCTAGATATAATTTCAAGTGGTTTTTGATGTGGGTGTAATGGATTTATGTTTGGATGTTTATAGTCCATTATGGCTGATGCATTTGTTGGACCATAAAATTTATGTTTGCCGACCCAACCATAAAATATAAATTCGTGTTTTGTATTATAATCTTTTCGACAAAGTATGGAGTGGTTCTTTTGCCATATCAAATAATCACCCCACGATCCACCAATATCTAAAAAAGCCAAAGATAAATTAACCAATTCAAGGCCTAACATAAAAATATATGCCGTATTATATTGTGACCATTGAATTGGTTCCAGAAAAGATTTAAAAAAATTTCGGTAATCTAATCCGGTATCATTTTTAATATGCCCTTCGGATTCGGTACGTCCACCCTTTTTATATTTATGTAATGCCTTCGATTTATTACTATAGTTTATGCCGTAATGTGGATCCGTTAATAACTGATCCACACAAGTATTACCGAGTAACTTTTTAACATGATCCACACAAGTTGAGTCTCCACACATCACATAATGTATACCGTTTATTATGTATTTATCACCTATTTTTACATCCCATTTATTTTTTTTGATCTCGTTTTCGGGTTGTACTTTAATATCAACGTATTTTTTTATTTCTTGATCCGTAAAGCCTGTTATCAATGGCTCAATTGATTTCATTTCTTCGAAAATAGTTTTTAACGCGTCATCGTCCCATAATCCCTGCACTTTATTAAGCGCTATATTAAGCGCCTTTTCGTTTTGTTTATCGAGATCTACATATACACATGGTACATATTTAAAACCCATATCTCTACATACATTATATCGTTGATGCCCTCCGACAATAATATTTCCCTGTCTATTAACTATTAAAGGGTCAACCAATCCGAAACTATTAATTGAAGTCTTTAAAGCTTCATATTGTCGTTGTCCCGGCTTTAACTGTATCCTAGGATTGTATTCTGCAGCATTTTATCGCCACCTTTATAATTTGATTATAACATAAAAAAATAGCGCTTTCGCGCTATTTTTTTATTTCTCGAAACCCTTGCCAGGGTTTCCAAATATATTATTTTCGTTATCAGTGTTTTTTTTGTATTCGCTATCCCATAATGTATCGTCCCCGCCATATATGTTTTCTTTTGAATAATCTACCTTTTCAGGTTTTCTATTTTTACGTCTATTTAAAAAATCTTCTATCTTACCCATGTACACGCGCATCTCCTTGATTTTAATCGATTTTTTTGGTACCCCATTTATTTAATTTCGAGTATTCAGTAAATAAAATCTGTGTTACCCAGCTTGAATATCCTTGTTGATGTATTGGATGCAATCTGTTTCCTTTTTTTGCATACTCTAATCCTATATACTCAGAGTATTTTATACGCTTATTCATTTTATACACCGCCTTTTATATATCTCTAAAACTCTTAGGCTTCATTGAACTGTAATCGTAATGGACGTAAGTTTTTGCCTTTTCATTTTGTTCACTAAGGTTTAAAAATTTATAGACACCTGGTCTGCCACAATATTCAAAGCAACGATATTTATACGATTGCAATAGTTCTCGTTTAGGTTCTAACATATTCCAACGATCTAAACTTTTTAGTTCATTAAATGACAACCAATTCTCTAATATTTTTACATAAATTCCATCTAAATTTTTAATTAAATGATCTGCATAATAGACCCACTCTTTATATTTTTTACTGTCCGAGTCGTCTAAATCATTAACCTGATCTTGATATTGGGTAAATACTTTAAAAATTAAATATTCATATAACGCTTTATTAAATTTAGTTATTTTCATATCTTTAGCTCCTTACAATTAAATCTATCATTAAACTAAAAATTAAAACCATACTTATGAATGCGATTATCACTATAA